ACGAGATTGCCCCCGCCGTAGCCTTTATCCGTCGGCACCGTGGCGCCAAGTCTTTCCTCTGGACCAATCCGGAAGGCGTGCTGGGCATGTACCGCTGCGGAACATTCCAGCAGCAGCGAAGGCCTGGTGGTGTGGTGATGCTCACGGCGACCTTTGAGAGGGCTTACCACCCATGAGTTTGATCACCCAGTTGCAGAAGCTGGAGCCGGGATCCGAGATCATCCTGTTCGAACTGGACGGCTCGGACTTCGGCGCCGACCTTCTGCGCTTCCACGGCCATGCAATCCCGCACACGCCCGAAGAGCTGGCAGCGGCTGGCGTCGACGCCGATCAGCTTCCGGCCAAGTCGATCTGGTGGCAGGGCAACGAGTACGGCGCCTGGCCCATGCAGATCGATGGCATCGAAGCGAACTCGGACGGCACCGCCGTGCGACCCACGCTGACCGTAGGCAACGTCAACGGTAGGATCACAGCGCTATGCCTGGCCTTCGACAACCTGCTCGAGTTCAAGCTGACCATGCGTCACACCATGGCGCGGTACTTGGACGCGGCAAATTTCCCCGCCGGCAACCCGGAGGCCGATCCTACCGAGGAAGCGATCGAGGTCTGGTACATCGATCAGAAGGTGTCGGAGAGCGGTACCACGGTCGCCTGGGAGCTCGCTAGCCCTGGCGATGTCGGCGGCGAGACCATCGGCCGGCAGATGACCCAGCTGTGCCATTGGGCGATGACCGCCGGCTACCGCGGACCCAACTGCGGATACACCGGCTCCTACTTCGACCTCGATGGAAACGCCACGGACGACCCGGCCAAGGACCAGTGCAATGGCTGTCTGGACTCAGGCTGCACAGTTCGCTTTGGCCAGGGCAACCAGTTGCCATTCGGCGGCTTCCCGGCCGTTTCCCTGATCGCACGGAGCTGACCATGCGCAAACACATCCTCTCCGCCGTGCAAGCGCACGCTGCGGCGGAATACCCGCGCGAGTGCTGCGGCCTGATCATTGCCGTGGGCCGCTCCCAGCGGTACATACCGTGCGACAATACCGCGACCGATCCGGCGGAGGAGTTCCGCATCTCACCGGAGCAGTATGCGGCAGCCGAGGACCAGGGCCAGGTGATCGGTATCGTGCACTCGCATCCGGACGCCACCAGCAGGCCTTCGTCCCGCGATCTCGCCATGTGTGAGGCGACAGGGTTGCCCTGGTACATCCTGTCGTGGCCGGAGGGCGATCTTCGCACTACCACGCCAACCGGTCACACAGCGCTGCTGGGCCGACCTTTCGTGCACGGCGCCTGGGACTGCTGGCAGGTTTGCGCGGACTGGTACAAGCGCGAGTGGGGACTGGAGTTCCCGGCTTACGCCAGAGAGGAGGGATGGTGGGAGCAGGCAGACGGTCCTAGCCTTTACGAGCAGGCCTATGAAGCTGCTGGCTTCTACCAGGTCAGCCAGCCCCAGCGCGGCGACATGATCGTCATGGCCGTCGGGCGCACGGCCCATCCAAATCATGCCGGCATTTACCTGGGCGCCGACGCGCAGTTGCCGGAGGAGCATGCCCAAGTCTTCGGCCCAGGACCGTTCTTGCTGCACCACCTGCTCGGCAGGCCATCAGAAATCATCGTGTTCGGCGGGCCCTGGCTCGACCGAACTCGCCTTGTATTGCGCCACCGAGAGGCCAAGTGATGGTACATTTCCGACTTTTCAGGGAGGGATCACATGCGAATTTTGATCGGTACCGTGGCGCTGGCATTGCTAGCAGGATGTGCCACGTCGGCCACTCCAGTCCAGCAAGCGGAACCCGTACCGCAAGATGAGCTTTACGCGTTTCAAACGAAAACTGGAGCCGAGAGTGGACGACTGACAGTGATCCGCGACTCAGGGGCGCTGGGGTCTGGGTGCGACATCGTCGTTTACATTGATGGAGCAAAGGCTGCGAAAGTTGGTTCTGGCCAGCGGGCCACTTTTTACCTTCAGCCAGGTCAGCCAAATCTCGGAATTGGATTGGCAGGCTCGGGTCTATGTGGCGGCATGGCCGTACGGTCGATCACAGGGAGAGTGCAGGCCGGCGAGGAAAGCTTATACCGCATAAGCGGGGACATGAGTGGCGTCTATATAGGCCCTTACATCGATTACAACTGACTGGCCGCCTTCGGGCGGTTTTTTATTGCCCGGAGATTCCGCATGGTCGCTGTGAACGCTAATTTTGGCCTGACAACAATCAAATTGTCAGGCCCTCTTCTTCGTCGTTTTGGTCGCGTTCATCAACGTGTGATTGATAGCGGCTCAGTCAAGGAGGTGTTCTCGGCACTGAGAGCAACGCTGCCCGGTTTTGAGGATGAGGTGAAGAAATTAGACTCTCTCGGCATGCGTTTCGCGATATTTCGAAACGGAAAGAACATCGGCCTGAAAGACTTCGAGCGCGGCGGTAGCCAGGAAATTCGCATTGTGCCTGTCGTCGGGGGGAGCAAGCGAGGTGGAATCCTCCAGACCATTGTGGGTGCGATCATGATCGTGGCAGGCGCATTCTTGAGCTCCACCCCTTTCGGTGCACCCTTAATTGGAGCGGGCATTGGCATGGTCGCCGGTGGCGTCATCCAGATGCTCAGCCCCCAAGCCAAGGGGTTATCCCAAAGCGCGGCACCCGAGAACTTGCCGTCGTATGCCTTCGGCAGTGCCAAGAACACCACAGCCAGCGGCAACCCCGTCCCGATCTCCATCGGCGAGCGGCGGTGGGGTGGGGCGATTATCTCGGCCTCAATCGAGGCGCAAGACAAGGTCTAGCGCCAGAACAGCAAACAGACCGCCTCCGGGCGGTTTTTTATTGCCCGGAGGAAAGCATGGGCGCAGCAGCTCACTTGGACATTACCGGCGCCAAGGGCGGCGAGAGCAAGCCGAAGACTCCTGTCGAG